CATTAACAGAGTCATCTGCCATTTTAGCTGTTGTTACATTAGCATCTAGTATCATTGAAGTAAGAACTTTATCTGTACCTATGGTAAGAGTTGTATCACCTGTTACATCTCCAGTATGAGTAGCATTAGTTACTTTAGCTGTGTTATCTGAAATTGCTGTATTAATAGCATCCGCTAGTTTATCGGCTGTAACTGCATCATCAGCTATCTTGCCTGTCGTAACATTAGCATCTAAGATCATTGAGGTAACTACTTTATCTGTACCTATAGTAAGAGCAGTAGCTCCCGTTACGTCACCTGTATGTGTAGCGTTAGTTACCTTAGCAGTATTATCAGATATCTCTGTATTGATTGAGTTAGCAAGTTTGTCTGCAGTTATAGCATCATCTGCTATCTTAGCAGTTTCTATTGAACCTGCTGTTAGAGCATCAGTAACATCTGTACTTGATAGAGTTATAGCTCCTGTTCTAGTATTAAATGCGGTTACTGATCCTGAGACAGAAAAAGCAGCTTGTTGCCATGCTGAACCATCCCATACATATAGTTGTTCTGAACCACCCGTATTATTATAGTATAAAGCACCAGTAACTGTAGCAGTTGGTGCTGTTCCTGCAACACCTAAGTATTGTGTCGCAAAGTAATTAACTGGACTAATGTTTGTAGCAGTAGTATTAACATTAGCTATATTAGTAGCTACTGTACCAATATCTGTTCCGTCTGCTGCTACTGTTGTTACATCAGCACTTATCCCTGCTACTGTTGTAACGTTACCACTAACTCCTGCAACAGTGGTGACATTAGCACTAACACCTGCTACGGTAGTAACATTAGCTGATACTCCAGCTACTGAGGTAACATCGGCTGAGATACCAGAGACTGTTGTTACATTTGCTGCAATTCCTGCTACAGTATCTACGTTAGTTTGATCATCTGGCGTAAGAGTCAGTTGTAGCCAAGTTGTTGTTCCAAGATCATAGACATACATGATATTAGTTGTAGTAAGAAAGTAAAGAGCTCCATCTGTTAGAGCATCTCCATCATTGTCTACAGTAGGAGCAGTTCCTTTTGCACCTAAGTACTTATCATCAAAGGTATCTACATACCCTGCTGCTGCCGTCTCACTAGACGCTGCCGCTGATGCACTTGATGCTGCTGCTGTTTTACTAGCTAACGCCTCTGAGGCAGAAGTAGCAGCTTCTGCAGCTTTAGTTGTAGCTACTGTAGCTTGACTACTAGCATCTGTAGTTGCATCTCCTGAGCCTCCTGGTCCTCTATAAATAGCCATGTCTTACTCCTAGTGTTCTTTTTTAGTAAATATACTTTTCTTTTTCTCGACTTTCTTTTCTGGTTCATCTTCAAGAAGGACGTAACCATTATGTCGTTTCATTGATTCTATGTCTATCTTAGATGTGAATTCTACTTTGTTTCCTGATTGTATACATTGATACCAAGCCATCTTAAATCTCCTTTATAAAGATATACCCTCCGAAGAGGGTTATCTTATATTACTTATTACGCAGGTACAACTAATGCAAACGCCGCATCATCACGTAATTCTTTAACACCATAGATTGTATCTGAAGTGTAAAGAGTACTTAAATGATCTTGTTTGTATTGAGTTTGAGACCTAACACTCATTTGTTCTACTAGAACTGCTGCATCTTTATGACCCATAAGAGCAACTCTAGCAACACCAGAACCACCTGTTGTATCACAGTTAGAAGAAACATATACTGGCATACCATAGAGGTTACCAATTTGTCCATTTCTAATTGTGTTAGCATTACCTGTTTCACCAACAAAGTCCATAGCTGTATAACGATCAAGACCCATTAATGTATTTCTAGCTGATGGAGGAACCATGAAGAATCTTCCATCTGTAGGTACATCATTGTCATCTAGTCGTTGAATAGTTCTACGAATAGCTGCATCTGTAAGAGCCGCTTCGTTGTTAGTAGAGTCATCATACAAAGTTGTACCATTACTACCAATATAACCTTTATCATATGCTGATGTTGCATCACCTGCATTAAAACCTCTACCTAACTGAACTAAGTCTGTATCAACTTGTTTAGCTAGTGCATAACCTGCATCATCTGTATAGAAACGTCTAAGAGATGATAAAGCTTGTACTTCAACAATATCTTCAATGAAACGTGAATATTCATAATGCTTATTAATCAATACAGGAATGTTAGTTTCAGTAGCTGCAATCAATGTTACTGCTGTTGATGCTGCCTTAACTGAAGCTGCTCCTCTTGTAGGTTTAGGGATATTAATTGTATCTCCCTTTTTACCTTTAAAGGACATTTTCTTAAATACATTCGCTGCTACTAAGTGTTTCTTGTACGCTGCTACTACCTCGTCAGACCATATTTCAGGTATGAAGGTAGCGGCTGTGGTCGTAGTGACCGCTGGGGTTGGATATGCCATGTTAATTACCTCTCTATAATGTTATTTTAAATAACTCGCCCTTCTTGGTAAGCTTGCATTATCTCATCGGATAATGAATCATACTTGTCTGGGTCTGTTTGCATAAGTTTAATAATATCGCTTCTACGATACTTCTTTTTAGAAACAGGTTCGTTACTTCCTTTACTACCAATACTAGCTGCTTTCAATTGATTGTCTTTATCAATCTTACTTGTCTCTGTAACCTTAGCAATTCTTTCTTGCTTGTCAGTCCAGTTACTAAGTAGTTCATGACCAGAGTCATAATCAAAATGTACTTCTGCTCTATTGTATAGTTCAGAACGAACTCTTGAAGACTTGATCCACTCTGCAAAAGCAGGGTCTTGTACCATTTGTTCTAGTTCTGGAAACTCTGCGTTGAGTCTAGTTAATGTAGCAGTACGCTTCATCTGTAGAGCTGCTTGCTGTGCTTCTTTAATAGCTGGGTGGCTATCAATCTGACTTTGAACATTCTTGGTAGGATTCTCAAAAAAGTCTTCTGGTGTTACTGCTTCTATAGTCGATGCTTCTTTCGAAGTTTGTGTTTTAATGAAATCATCAACAACTTGCCTTAGTTCACCTACCTCAGATCCTTGTTTACCAATGAGCTTTTCAGCTTCTTGGTGCATTGCTACAATCTCTTTAGCAGATTTACCTTTATACTTCTCAGGTAAGTCATCTTCTTCTGTCTGTACTTTCTCCTTTGGCTTTCTTTCAGGTACTGGTTTTAACTCTGCTTCTAATGTTGTTTCAACCAAGTCTGAATCTACTGCCAGGTCTGGAGCCTGTACTTCTATTATTTCATCTTCAACTTCTTCTATTATTTCAGCCATATTATTTCTCCTGTGCATGATAGCATTTTAGGAAGGTTACTTTGGGGACTAATCCTCGGCAGCCTTTTTCTGTTCTGCTCTAGTTTGATCCCAATGTTTCTTTTCCCAGGACAGAGCAGCCCCTGGAAAGGACCCAGACACGCCTTCAAGTTGGATTGATGGTGTACTTATAATTTTATAAGCAACCTTTCCACAGGAAGGACAGTCATGTTCTTTAGTGTATTCAACGAGTTCTTCAAAGATACCACATTGAGCACATTCAAATTCAAATAGTTTACGCATTACTTTCTAACTCATCATAAGTTTCTTGCGAAACTGTTTTTAATGTTAGTATCCAGTTAAGTATATCTAGTTGACCTTTTCTTCTATTAAGAGTTTTCTCATCATCAACAGCATTTATACTGTTATACTGATCATGTAAAACCTGAACATCATCTACTAAGTCTAACCAACCTTTTGATACCATCATTTTAAATCGTTCTTCGTAGTACTCTTGTAATTCTTTATCTACCATATTAATATTATACCATATAATTACTGAAAAGTCAAGCTATTTCTTAGCCATCTGCATTCTTACGATCTCTTTGTTATCAATCATGTCTGCTTTCTTCATTTGTAACTCTTGTTCTTTAAGCATAAGCTCTGCAGTTTGAACTCTTCGTTTGAATTCAGCTGCTTGTTCTTCAGCTTCACTAGGTAAGTTAGTAGCTAGAGCTGTCATCATTTTAGCTTGAACTTCTTGTGGTTTCATCTGAGCACTAACCATATAGTTCTGTGCTTGTGCTGTATTCTCTTGAGCTTCTGACTGTTGTAACTGTATAAGAGCTTGTGCTTGAGCCATAACTATTTGTTGCTGTTGTTGTTCCTGCTGTTGTTGTGCTTGTTGTGATTGTGTTAGAACCATCTTAATATCTGTTTTATTAGGTAGACTAGAGTTAGCTACAATACCTTGTAATAACAGAGGTACGACAGGACTAGAAGGTCCTAATGTTTTAAGTAGGTTAATAAACTGTATCTGTTCTACTTCTTTAGCTAGATTACCTAATGAACCATTAGGAACAAACTTATAGTCTGCTACTGGGAAGTGTTCTGGATCAAACTGCATAAACCTATGTGCTGCTTTCTCAATGAAAGGTATTAAGAAGTTTTCTTGGAAGTTTACAAGAGTTCTTTTGTTCTTCTTAAGGATTGTAGAAAGTGTTACTGACAATTCACCACCTGTTGGTTGTTTCATATCAGCAGCAGTGTTCAATGTGTTAGTTGCTTGTAAAAGCATTTGTTGGAATTCTTTTGCTGTAGTTAAGTTAGAAGCATCTGTTTGACCAAACTTAAATGGCATTAGAACTTCAGCAGGAGAACCATTAGTTAGTAATGTTTTACCTGGTCTAATCTCAAACTTAGCTCCACGAGGAAGTCTAGTTGCATCCATACCCATCATAGGTGCTGTGGTCAATGCTAGGCTATCAAGGTGAGCTCTTAATTGAGCATCTATAGCTTTCTGCATGTTATAACCTTTTTCTGCTACACCACGACCCCAGAATCGATTAGGAACGGTATCATCTTGGTAAGCAACTACTGGTCTATCTTTCATCATGTAAGGAGAACGCTCTGCTTTAAGAAGAACATTGTCATTACCAATGACTACGATAGCTTCAACAAGGTTTCCATATTCTGCTAGTAAGTCTGTACCACCTTCTACAAAGTCAACTACACCATCTTCTGGACTATCAATAAGTTTCTCTGGAACAAGACCATAGTACCTAACTATCTTAACTTTATTCTGGTCATACTCTTCATCTATCCATGATTCTTCTAAATCAAGGTCATTCGAAGCATTACCACCAAGATCAGCATCCATATAGACACCTGATTCCATGTTCTCTGCTATTTTATGTGAAGATACAAACTCTTCTATAGCAACACCCATAGCATCTGGAATACTTGTAGCATTAGGATCAATAAGGAAGTTCTGAGGACTAATAGGGTTAAGTGTTACGTTGAATTTCTCTTTTGATATCGTACCAATAGCAATACTCTCTACTTCTTCCATAGGTTGAGTAGCTGGGATACGTTCCATTGTCTTTTTAAGAGTGATCTCCCCAATACCCGTACCATAAATACTAGCTAACAGGATAATATCACCTACATTCTTGCGTAGTCCATTCTTTTTAAAGCACTCTTTCATGTACTGTTGAAGATACTGGATATCTCTATCATCTTTATCAGCCATGTCATCATCAATACTAAATAAACTATCTCCAGATCCAAAGACACCTTCTTCAATTTCAGATGCGTGGTTCTCAATAGCTTCTTGTAGAGCTGGTGAAACAATCCTGCTTCTTTCAGACTCTCTTAGTTTGTCTTGAGCAGCCCACTCACCTCTCCATAGCCTCTCATACTCTTTCCACTGTTCAAGATAGTTAGAATCTCTGCTATCTCTCCAGTCTTCTAAGTGTCCTTGAACCCAAGTAACTAATTGTGATGGTGCTTTATATTCAGCCATGTTATATCCTATTAATTAATATCCACTAACTACGTCTAGTACTTCGTAATCCTCATCTACATCTTCAAAGTGTACATCTACAACTTGTACTTGATCAATATAAGCTAAAGCATCAACCAAATCGTCATGTAACTGACTATTAGGGAAGTTCACTAACTGATCAATGAAATGATTATTCCATGAACCATAGTTTAGTGTTACTCTCCCATGTTCAAACCTTCCTTGTAGTGCCCATACTATTCTTTCTGTTTTCTTTTGATTACCATGAGTACAGTCATCAATTCTAAAAAACAATCCATTCTTTTGCATTAGGTCCATTAGGTATGGAAGTGCAGCATTCTTTAAACTACCTTTCTCTATTCCTATTTTTGTTGGTTCATACTCTCTAACAGCTGCGAAGATTTGTTCACAAGTTTCCTTAATGTCCCATCTACCATGTTTAATATCCGCAACCCACCAGCCCTCTTCATGGACCTTAACAATAGCAATGGCTGTTTCATCCAGTTTACTATTCTTGTTGCCTGCATCTTTATCCACTTTAATGAATCCAGCCAAATCAACTGCAATAAAATAATTACCATCTTCAGGTTCTTCATCATCTATATGTACCCAATCCTCTTTAAATATGTCTCGTGATGCTGCTTCAAATGAAGCCATAAACTCTTGTCTAAATGCAAAACTACTCATCGAGCTCTTTGCTGCTTCTATCTCACTAGCAGGTATTAATGGATTATCATAAGAAGAATAATGAAATGCCTCCCAGTCATCATCCTTTTGATCTTCAGCATACTTCCATAGTTCATAAAAGTGGTTACGACCCTTGGGAGTTCCAATGAATAGAGCTTTACCCTGTACATCCGCTAAGGATGGACGTAAGATCTGTTCCCATACGTTTGGTTTAATGTCAGCATACTCATCGATTACTACATAAGCTAGACCAACACCACGTAGAGTATCAGGTCTATCTGCTCCTTTTAAATATATCTTACGACCATTCACTAGTGTAAGGACGGACGTATTCTCATGAGCTGAAGCAATTACTTCATGCCCTAATTCTTTAAGTACTCCCCACATAATATCCCTAGCTTGCTGGTATGTAGGTGCAACATAAAACACATCTTTTGATTTAGATTGTAATGCTTCTATCAACAGTATCCAGGCTGCAAGCCTAGACTTACCAAACCTTCTTCCTGCTGCTACAATCTTAAATCTTGCTGTGCTGTTAAATACTTCTCGCTGCTTGTCATGCAGCTTTACATTTAAATCTGTCATTTAATCCTTTTTAGGGAATGTAGTTATTATCTTACCTGCTGCTAATGTTGCAGCTAGATCAGAGTCCTCCAATAGTAAGTTAGACCATTGTTTTAAACTAAGATCCTTTAAAGAATCTTTTGCATTTCCTTTATTCCAAGAGGCATCTTTAAAAGTCTCTTCAAACTTTTCTCCAAACCATGCTCGTGAATTTGTCATTAAATCTCTAGCAGTCTTAGGTTCTACTTGCCAGTATGATCTAGCAACTCCGCCATCTTTTTGTACCTTTGTTTCATACTTAGATTCTATCTGACCAATCTTAGATAGAAACTCTGTAATATCTACTGCAGAGTACCCTTTATCTGTATCAAAGATACTAGCAGCAATATCTATAGATTCTAAAGCTTCATTAGGTACAGTATAATTCTGTGCTAACCTAAATCTAGCCTGTGTATTCTTTATTAAACTGTCGTCTGTTTGATAGTATTTACCCCAGTTAGTTACAAAGTTGGAGGCTTCACTATCCAGACCTAGTGATCCTTCTGCTGCACCTGCATCAGGTACTCCTCTTTCCATTGCTTTTCTTATTAGGCTCAGTGCTGGATTAGCACTATCAGGAACTATCGGAATATATCCCCTTTTTTTTATAGGTAATATCTCTTCTTCCAAAGATTGATTATCCAGACTTTGACCAAAGGTATCTGCTTCGTAACCTTGATTCATTTGTGTATTGAATGGGGTACCATCAAGATTAGTAACACCTTGATCTAGTTTCATGTCATAGGCAAGCTTAGAAGCATCTTGTTTTGTTATAGTCGTAACAGGCTCAAAGCTCGGATCCAGGAGTCTCTGTGCACTTCTAAAAGCATTATCAATTAAGTTATTCCGTGCCATCTACTGTCTCCATGTCTATTACGTCTATCTCGTTTATCTTAGGATCTTCTACACCTGATATGTGTATCTGTATCTGATTACCATTACCTTTCATTTTATTGATGTAGTCTGTTGGAAGAACTCTATCCATAACAATCTTTAAACAAGCCATCTGATCATCATCGTCATCATCCAGAGCTTTCATTAAGACTTTTTCTACTACCCTCTTACCTTTTGAGTTAAGCATGGTAGCAAGTACTTCTTGAGAACGAGCTTTCTTATGAGCAGGCAAGATAGCATTGCTCTTACGTATTCGAGGTCTCCTAGTCTTTCTTTTAATGAGGGGTAACCCTTGAGCTGCTCTTATCTCATTAGTTGCATCAATCGTTCGTCTACCCATTATTTCTTCTTAGTTTTAGCAATCTTAGGTCTTGTAGCTTTATATCTAGGTAAGGCATACTTTTTGTCGGAAGGATGGCTTCCTCTATTTGCTTCTTTAACCTCAGCTCTGAGCTCTTTTATAGCATTAACCTTTCTTTGTTGGGAAGCTTTCCAAGGAGCTTTAGTTCTAATAGCACCAGACTTCTGTAGTCCTTTTTCACCAACGCTAAAAGTAGTACCAAGTTTCTTCTCTACTTTCTTTACAAAGGCAGTTCCTGACTTAGCTTTACCTCCTACAGGCTTAATCGTAGGTACACCATAAGCATCTTGACTTTCAACATATGTTTTATATGACTTCTTAGGTTTATTTAATACTTCTTTTCTAACTCGTGCCATGAAGGCTGCTTTTCTAGCAGGCTCTCCTTTAGCTAATCTCTTATTATCTGCAACACGTTTTTCCTTAATCACTTTATTAACTGTACTATCTTTATATCCTTTACTACCCTTTGCAGGTACCATAGCTTTCTTAGCTTTAACTATCTTATGTACTTTCTTAGCAATAGATGCTGCTGTTAAAGCAGTACCTACGTAAGGTATTTTCTTAGCTATCTTTTTAATTACTTTCTTTGGCTCAGCCATGACTCAGGTTCCCTCTTAAATTAAGTTATAAGTAATCTCTAGGTAACTTAATTAATTAATTAAGTATCCTATTATAACATGATACACTGATACAATCCTTTAAAACCTACTAACTAACTTATCAGTAGTTACATGTTATTGATTACTTCTTATTATACTAATATTATACCATACTTTTTAGTGAAAGTCAAGAGATAAATGGTACTAATTACTAATTAGTTTGATTTTTGGTTTACTCTTTGCTAAATGGACGATAGTCCCCATATTCCCTTTGATATAATTATTGTGGTTCTTATAATAATACAGTATATTATTCTATATAAC